GTGCGGTACTCTCTAGCGGATGACTCCACGGAACGCTAACCTCGTGGTCTCTCGCCTCATTAATGGGATAAAGTCCGCTGATTAATACGCTTTGCGCACCTGTATCGCCAGCATTAGCGAGAGTTAACAGATCACTCAACAGATTGAGATAATCCTCGACCATGATGTCTGGCCAGCCGGTCAGCTCTTTAATCTCAACCGCGTTTAAAACCGGCTGTTGAAGTAGGTCTCTAGTGCTAGCCATGGTCAATTGTCGCCATGCCAAAGGCCATGCGTGAGCGTGTCGCGCCTCGCAACTTAATGCCCACCCAATCCCGTACGTAACCTAACCTGCGAGCTATAAAGCGCTTACTGTAGTCGTTAGGTAATCCATAAAGCTCGGTCCACTCCTTGCCAAACGTTAGGCCGTCATACGTCAACGAGATGAACACCGTGGCGTCATCATCTCCGGTATGCCCGGGCATGGTTTCGATATCCAGTCGATCAATTGACTGTGATTCAAGTAACAGGAATGGTGTGTGCAAAGTCCACTCGGCAATTTCACCGTATTGCGTAGCCACGGTGTCATCATAAATACCAAGATTACTATCAAGCTTATCGCCATAGACCCACTTACCTATCCGAGGCTCGAAGATCCCGTGCACTCCTCTCCACGGATCACTGTCTACGCCGGTTTTTAAAATGCTCCAGGCGTATTGAATGCCGACACTCTTAGCAATGGTTTCATTAAATATCAGGGTGCGGGTGGGCAAGTGAACAATGACAAATGCGTAAGCATCTTCGGTTCTGGATTCGACAATGGCTGTTTGCAGCTGGGTCTCTGTGTATTGACCAATTACTTTTTCAACTTCACGGGTCGAGACCCTTTCTGCTGAGCCAACGCCGAGAATATGAACACCAACACCTTCTTCTTTTCGCCCACCCAACAGATACCACCGGTCATTCATCTCCGCTTTAGCATGAGTGCCGACAATGCCAATCTTAACTGCTCGGGTAGGAACGCGGGCAAAGGCAAAGTTCTCCTGTGCAGTGTTGACGAAATACTCTGTGGTATACCGGCCAAAGACGATCCACTTGTTATCCTGCGTCTTGCCGCAGCCCAAAGACTTATCGGGCATAAACTCGGCAGTGGCAAACTTCAGCGGGTCTATACTCGACTCATCATTGATATCAGTGTGATAAATAAACTCACCGTCGGTTAGACAGTAATACCCATCAATCCACACGCCATCTATCGGATCACCCAGGTCAGGGTCAACCACCTCATTAAAGCCACCAGAAGGCGAATAGAGCCAAAAGCGGTTATCCGTTATAATCCCTTGGCTGTTGAACGAATACGGTAGAGAGGCAGTCTGAGAGCCTGCTACAGCCCCCAGCGTTACCGATACACCAGAACTGTCAACCGAGATAAAGCTCCCAGCAGATACGCGGTAGTGATTATTAAAGCGTTCATTCCAAATGCCCCCGCGATCAATGCCTATACCATTACCCAGGAGTGATAGGCCGGGGCTTTGCAGCATGTAGCCTTTAGCGCCAAACATAGGCCGTTCAATGGCCAACATATTCTCCGGAAGGTAGTCGCGGTAGTCTGTTTCAACGCCCACTTTATCCCCTTTAATCAGGGTTATAACCGATTCCATTAACCACCACCCGGATAGAATCGACGCCAGCGGTTATATCTGAATGTATTACCTGAACCCCTCGGCATTCTTGAGGGATAAGGCACTTCACAAACATGAGCCACTGAAGAGGACATGGTGGAATAGGTTGCAGAAGCTCGAGCCGCTAGAGTTTGAGGCACTGCTTTGTTGAAATCGGGGACAAGATTTACTGCAAGGTTGGTTTCAAAGGCTTGCTTATATGCGCGGTCTACGCCAAAGATCGAATCAGGGTCGGGCTCATCTTCAAAATAGTACCCCACATTAACATTGCGTGACAGCCATTCAGCGGCCATATCTTCAAGACGATCAAGCGCCACCATGATATCTTCAGGTGTAGCCTGAACGGTTAGCCCTGAGATTCTCAGCTGAGAATATGCGCCGTTAATAACATCGATCTTTTTAGTAGCCATTTAAGACGCCTCTAATACCTTCGTTTTTTTGCCGGGCTTTTTGCCGGGCTTTTTGTTGGGCTTTTTATCGGCCTCGGGCTCTTCGCTGTCTTCGATGGTTTCTTTACTGGCTTCTTCATTAACTGCTTCTCCATTGGTAACACTCCAGCCCGCAGCCATTTCTCTAGCCATATCAGCAGGGTCACAGAGCAGGGTTTCACCGTCTTTGTACAAAACGCATGACATAAATTTCTCCATTAAAAAGGGGGCCGAAGCCCCCTGCTGGGTTAGAACGAAACAGCCACACCGTTCGCTGATGGATTACAGTTGGTTAAACCGTACCAAGTGAACAAGCGGAAGCGGAAAGACATATCGTCAATGCTACCGTCATACACCATGTACATATCTAAGCCAGACTTCAGCCTGCTAGTGACAACTTTATTCCCTGCAAACTGTGAGAACAGCTCTGCGGGAATAGATCCGCCAACCACTTCAATTGAGTCTTTAGCCCAAAACAAGTTGGTCTTAGCGGAAGCGTCAATGTTGAGGCGGTTAACCGTTGCCGTGTTGAGAATGCGTGTATTTACATTCGCGTACGCCTTCTCCAGAACACTAAGAGCCGGATCATCTAGCGCAATTGGCTTCGGATAAATCGTCAAGCTTGTGCCGCTAGGCTTAGCAACTACAGTGAAGGTCATAGCCTGGTTGGTCGCGTTCTTATCTGCTAGACCAATCGACTCAATCGCCGTACCGCCGTTAGCAATCTGGATCTTGTCACCCACGTTGTAAGACGCACTCGCGGCCACTGGGATAGTGGCAGAGCGGTAGTCAACGTTAGTTACAATGCCAGTAGCGGCATCAACCGAACCACCTTCAGGCTTAAACGACTGATCGGCTGTAACAGTTGTTGCCGGATCAGCACCGCCCACTAAGTTAGGCAGATAAGAGCCGGTGTAAACGTCAAACTCAGCAACGTTCTGACCGATCTGACCTGTTGCCCATGTACTTTCTGGGCGGCCCTGCAAGGTCTGGCGTGCTGCCAAATCTGCTGAGTACGTCAAGGTGTCGCGATCATTCAAAACAAAGCAACGATCATCAGCCACGGCTTGGCGCTCATTCAACAGAGCCTGACCTTCAGAGATAAAGTTATACCCTGAAGTAGCATTGCTGCGATAAAACAGCGAGCCAGTGTTTTTGATCAGGTTGGCAATCGACGTGTTTAGCTCAGTTGCCTGCTGTCGACCAGACTGCTTGCCTCGACGCTCCCAAAATGTAGTGTCTCGCAAATCGTCTGCACGCTGCTTAACAAAGTCATTTTTAGGAGTGCCCAGTATAGCCGGGTAGGTCTCTTCGATAATGTCAGTTTCCTGACCGGTTAAATCCCATCCTTCAATAATGGGGGCGTGTTGCTGAACAGGACGCCAAATAAAGTTACCAGCGTTCTGCATGTTTCCTGCATTGGGTTCGAAGACGCTTGTCATCTCCACCAGTTGCATTTGGTCTTCGTATGTATCTAAAGCGTTCTCAAAGAGAACCTCTGCTATCTTGCCTGTATCGGCCATAATGACTCACCTATAAAAATTACCAATTGGATGGGTCGTGTCCTGCTGCCTTGGCTTTTCGTCTAAGATCTATTCGTCCTTGTATGTCGCCGGAATTCACTGCTGCCTTATATTGCTTCTTGAGGGCATTAGCGCCTGCTGATGATCCATCACCACCTTTCAACGTTGAGCCGGGCTTGGGAGCGCGACTAACTCGTTTTGTTGGTGAGGCTGTGAGCCGCGTTTTCAATTCTCCGAGATATAGCATCGTGTCCAACCCTGATGGATCGGAGATGAGCGTCTCTTTGAGTTTTGATAATGCGGTTTGATTGCGGCCTAGATGGAACCAGACCTTTTCACTGCCTTCACCTTGCATCTTCGAAATGAACGTGTCCGCTAGGCTCTCTCCCATTCCTGGGCGTACCTGCTCTAGTGAACTTCTGATTAATAAATCCGCGTCGTGATAAGCGGTTTCAGTAACCGTCCCTTCTGCAACTAATGTCGCCGCTCTTTCGTAATGCTTATCAACCGCTTGTTCTTGTGCTTTCTTCTGTCGATCAACAGCTT